TACACAAGTATTTCTGAAATGCAAGAAGAAATGGATAAAGTGGTTGGGCAAATGAGTCAGGCTTGGTGGCTAACTCCAAATGAGAAAAGACAAGCAATGAGTTATGGTGTTGAAGCTGACAACGAAAAACTTAACGATTACTATATTCCAATGAATCTTATGCCATTACAAGATGAAGTGATTGTAGATGATTTTAAAAGTGTTAAAGTAAATTATGATGAACTTCTTGATGTTAAAAGAGAAATAAGACAAGATGTTTTTACAACTGCATCACAAGCAACACAAAGAGCAGAACAACTTGGTTGTTCGGGTATTCATTCACACGATGAGAATGGCAATGCTATTTATATGCCGTGTGCTTCACACGATGATTATATAGCGATTATTGGACAAGATGTTAAAGATGATAAACAAGAGATAATTCAAAAACAAGATTCTTATACTAATTATCCACAAGGTGCAACCAACAATGCTAAAAGAATGTTAGAATGGAGAGAGAAATATGGTCGTGATGTAGTTAAAGGTGGTACAGAAGTTGGTTGGAAACGAGCAAATCAACTTGCAAATAGAGAACCAATATCACTTGATACTGTAAAAAGAATCAATAGCTTTTTAGCAAGACACGAGGATAATGCAAAAATATCAGAGGATTATAGAAACGAACCTTATAAAGACAAAGGGTATGTTGCTTATAATCTTTGGGGTGGTAAAGCAATGATTTCTTGGGCTAAAAAGATTTCTCAAAATGCTGACTAAAAAATTCAAAAAAACTTATCATAAGGATTGGCTTAATCAATTAGACATTGAAGAAGCGAAACAAGATAAGAAATGGATAAAATATCTTGTGGGTGAAAACAATCAAATAATTGATGAGTTTCTAAAAGCCAATAAACAAATACCTGATTTACAATTTAAATTTAAAGATAGCGACTTAAAAACTCTTTATGTAGAGTTGTACCAGGAGGTTGGAAATAAGTTTGCCAAGTGGTATGCTCAAAACTTTCAGAAATACATAACTAAAAACACTCATATTGAATATGAGGATATATGGAATGAAAAGTTTGCATACATAGGAAATGAAGTAGCAGGTGCAAGAATAGTTAGTGTGGGTGGTAATCGAAGAAAAGAATTAATAAAGACATTACAAAGATATATGGCAGATCCTGACTTTCAATCAATGAATGAGGTACAAGCAGGGAGAATACTGCGAAAGAAGTTTAAAAATATGTCAGTTAATAATGCAAAACGAATTGTTAGAACCGAAAGTGTTAATGCTGCTAACTATGCAACGAATCAAAGTGCTACCGATGTATTTGGCAAAGAGAATCTTCAAAAAGAATGGATTGCAACTTTTGATAATAGAACAAGAATAGATCATATTCAAGCCAATGGACAAGTAGTTGATATGGACAAAAACTTTTTAGTTGGTGGTGAGGAATTAAGTTATCCAGGTGATAGTAGAGGAAGTGCTGCAAATGTCATTAATTGTAGATGTACCAATGCACCATTCCCTAAAGAAGAAATTATACAGGGTGCAATACCACAAAGAATTGAACCAATGCCAGTAAGAGTTCCACGACAAAGAGTTGTTCAAGAAGGAAAACCAAACTTTTATCCAAAAGAAATTGATGAATTAAAAAAACAAGGTTATGATATTGATGATAAAGCAATGGAGATAACAAAATTGTTAAACAAACCTATGAGTATAAAAATAAAACAAAGGGGGGATTCTTTTGCACAAGGAAATAGAGTTGAAATTAACATTAAGACACATAACACAAAATTTAAACTTAACCAGGTTTTAGTACACGAAATAGGACATATCGTTCATAAACAAAGAAAATGGGCAGATGTTAATGTTTTTGCAAAATCTAAACCAATTTTAGATGATGATGTTAAAAATGCTTTTGAAAAATGGAGAAAACAATTAGGATACAAACAAAGCAATGAAATACAACAACAAAAATTACAACCATTTAGAAGATTAAATGATAGGCAGAAGATTGCTAAATTAAGAGAAAAATTTAGTGATATGGACAGAATGGATTTTCTTTATGAACACGGTGCAATGTCAGATTTTTTTGGTGCTTTAACTAAAAATAAAGTTGGTTTTGGTCATTCTAAATCATATTACACAAGCAGAGGTGTTTATGGTCAATATGCAGAAGTAATGGCACATTCATTTGAAAATTTTTACCAAGGAAATAAAATATTCAAATACTTGTACCCTGAAATATATGAAGAAACAAGGCAATTAATACAAACTTTAATAAATAAAACAAATGGATGAATTTGAAAAACTTGTAGAACAATACGAAAACTTACACCCAAAAGCTGAATCACCTGGTTTTTGGATTATGCAATTTGATATTGATGTTATTACTGAAATGTTAAAGAATTCAAATGGTAGGCAAATATCAATTATTGAAAAGACAAATCAACTCGATGGTGGTGAATTAATATATATAGAAAATTAATATCTTTGTAAAATGGAAAACATAATATATAAGTCAAGTCCAATCGGTGAATTAATTGATGCCGATGAAAAGAGTGGAATCGTAAAAGGGTATGGTTCAGTGTTTAACAACGTAGATAGCGATGGTGATATAATTACACCAGGTGCATATACAAAAACGATTATGGAGAATGGAAGTCGTGTAAAGTATTTATATCAACACAATATGGATCAACCATTGGGAAAAATGGTAAATCTATATGAAGATGATAAAGGATTAATGTTTGAAGCGAAAATACCAAAAACTCAACTTGGAACTGATGTATTAGAACTTATGAAAGCAGGGGTAATTACCGAAAATAGTGTTGGTATATTACCACTTCAGAAAGAAGCAGGAATGGGTGATGATTACAATAGAAAACTAACAGAGGTAAAACTCTATGAGATTTCTGCCGTTACACTTGCTGCAAATGATGAAGCAATGATATTAGATGTAAAAGGGAATGTAGATAAGGAGAAAGTATTGAAAAGATTTGATAAACTTGTGAAGTTAATTCGCAAGGGTAACATTTCTGACAATATGGGTTATGCTATCGAAGCAGAACTCGTTAAGCTAAAATCTATTTTTAACGATAGTGCCACTTTGCCAACCGAAATTGAAGTTACAGAGCCGACACAGATAAAAGCTGATAATAGTGATATTTATAATTATTTGTTTAATAAATTAAATTCGTAAAAAATGAACGATGAAATCAAAAAAGAATTAGACCAAATCGGAGATTTAGTTGATTCTAAAATTGAAAAAGCATTTAATTCGGCTCAAGATAATGCGAAAGGTGAGATTGAAGAATCACTTAAAAGTGAAATTTCAAACTTATCTAACGAATATCTTGCAAAGAATGATGAAATGCAAAAAAGAATGGATACTATCGAAATGGCAGCTAAAAAAAATGCTATCGAAAGTAAGCCAGTAAACTTTAAAGGTGCTTTAAAAGAAGCTATCGAAGGTGGTGCAATTGAAGGTCTTAAAAAAGGACAATCAAGAGCAGCTTCATTCGAAGTGAAAGCTGATATGACAACTGGTGCAGATTATACTGGTGAAGTTATCGCAGCAACAAGAGTACCTGGTATAAAGTATGATCCTTCAAATGAGGTTCACGTAAGATCAATCGTACCTGTTGGAACTACAAACTCTGACACAATAAGATATATTAAAGAATCTGCTTATACACAAGGTGCTGCTGCTAAAGCAGAAGGTACTGCACTTGGACAAACTGACTTTAACTTAACTGCTTCTACTGCTAATGTAGAATTAATTGGTACTTACTTAAGATTATCAAAGCAAATGCTTGATGATACAGAGCAATTAACATCTTACATCTCGGCAAGAGTGCCAAGCAAGTTAATGGCAGTTGAAGATGACCAGTTATTAGGTGGAAACGGTACTGCACCAAATTTAGAAGGATTGAGAAATTCTGCTACTGTTTGGTCTAATGCTGCTTCAGGATTCGCTGATGGTGTTATTGCAAACCCACAAAACATTGATGTATTAATTACTGCACTTAACCAAGTTGCAAAAGCTAATTATACTTCAGATGGGATTTTAATGCACCCAACAGACTTTCACAAGATTCTTGCACTTAAAGATGGTGATAGTAGATACTTAAAAGATCAAGTTTATCAAGGATTACAACCAACATTTATGGGAGTACCATTTAGAATCTCAACTGCAATGGCAGAAGGAGAATTTATCGTAGGTAATTTTTCACAAGCTGCACAAATTTGGCAGAGAGAGAATGTAAGTGTTGAATTTTTTGAGCAAGATACTGACAACGTACAAAAGAATTTTGTAACAGTAAGAGTTCAAGAAAGACTTGCAATGACTACTTATTTACCAAATGCACTATGTAGAGGTTCATTCGCTACAGTAGTTGCAGCTCTATAATTAATTAGAGTTTATATAATTAAAGGGGGGTTCTATACCCCCTTTTTTTATTTATTAAAGTACCATTTATAGAGTTTATTTAAATAACTACCACCATAATAGATTCTTCCTTTATGCTTAATTGCTGATTTAAT